TGTATGGTTTTTGCTTACCTTCTTTTGATGGTCTGTAGTATTGAGTGTACACCCAATTCTTAGCAGGATTACAGGTCATTAACATCTTTGGAATTAAATTAAATTCATCTAGCCTATATCTAAGCCTTGACGATACTACGTTCTTTGCTTTCTCTGTTATCTGATTAGCCTCATCTATAAAAGCACCTGTGATTTCTAATGAACCTAAATTATCAAAGTTCCTATCACTTGGATATAAGAATAAATCTTTGAGCATAACTTCTGACTTATTATAAAACTTTATAATGTTAGATCCTCCATTAAAATTATAATGTTTGTTAGCCTTCAAACCCCAAGCTTCACATACTTCTAAAAAAGTATTGAGAGTTGTTTTTTTTAGGCTATCCAATTTTGACCTGCCCATTAAGTACCTAGTCTTTGGATATTTCAGGCACATAAGAATTAACCAACTACAGCCCACCCAAGACTTTCCACCACCTGCTGCTCCACCAAATAATACTTCAGTAGTAGTTTTATCAAATAGATATTCTATTGCTTGTTCCTGTGTTTTAGTAAATTCTGTATCAATATTCAACTCCCTTGATATTTACATTAATCTTAATTGGCTCATCACCTGAGCTGAGGTCAAGTTCTGATCTTTCTACATATCCTCTTCTTTTTCCTTTAGTCTTTAGAAAGAATATTGTAGCTGAAGTATTTCCATCTCCAATCTGTTTATGTAACTGACTTTCACCAAAGTCTAGTGCTATATTCTCTATGTCTTTTACTGCCTTAGCAAAGTCCTCATCTTCTTTTAGCCACTTATAATATGTTGAACGTGGAACATCTGCTGCTTTACAGGCAACTGTAACCACTCCCAAACTATTCTCTAATGCTTTTAAAATGCTTTCCTTTTTTATATGTCTACTTTTGTCCATTATTATATTTTAGTGTCATACCATAATTATTTACTTTATTTTTAACTTGATATGATTGTTTCTTAATTAATTTCGTTTTTTTAAATGGTGTATAATTAACGTGGTGATGTATTCTACCAAATCTAAATGTAAGTCTTGATACGTCAGGGTGTATATCTACTTGCATTTGGCTCTTTGGCAAAGTTCCTTCTTTATCATAAAACTCTTCTGAGTTTCCACCTCTTAATACTTGTGTAGTGGTTTTTAGTTGCATAAAAGCATTAAATTGAATTGTACAATATCCTGCTTTTAACATATCTAAACTCAATATAGTGTCTTCATTATAGCGTCCCCTCCATTTAAAAGGTACATCATTCTTAATTAAATTGCAGCTATATATTCTAGTATTCTTAACAAATGGTGGTACAGCTTGTTTACGTGGCACGAACATATAATAGTTTGGTCCTGCCATTGCTACATTCTCATACCTTTCTACAAAATCTTCCATAGCTTTAAATCCTGCACCATTTCCCAAAGGTATTTGTAGATTGTTATTCATTCTCAAAAACCTATCTATGTTGTCATCCATTACCCAATGATATTCAAATCCATTTTCCTTAGAATGATCCCAAACAAAGTTTCTTGCTGCACCCGGTCCTGTACTTTTAGATCTTCCAAGTTTATCTAAAACTTCATATTCATCTAAATATTTTTCAGGCAATATTAATATCTTTTTTTTATCAATTACAGCTGAATAATCTTTGTAGTCACTTTTTTCTATGACAATATTATAAGGTACATTCATCTTTTCTAATGCTTTACTTGTCAGCCTACTATCTGCCCTGCCTTTTGAAACTATATATAATGGATATTTAGGATTCATATAATGTTATTTCATAGCTTTTATCATATAAAATTGATCTCCAATCTTTTCCAAATATATGCTTTGCTTCTTTAGCTAATAAACAATCATCTTTTAATTTTTCCCAAAAATCATTATCTACACCTGAAGATTTATTAAAAGCACTCTCAAAGAAATGTTGTACTATAAAAGATTTTTCAAAGATCTCATTAATATCAGGAAGTGTATGCCCAAATAATTCTGTTTTACCATCTAACCTTGAAGGTGATTCTAAAGAGTAGCACTTTTCTTTTCCAAGCCAAGCAGGTAGTGGGCAAAAATACAGAGGCTTATAAACTTTTGATTTTTTATCTATTCTCATTAATTTTTTTATTGTCCATATTACATAATTCCAAGATTTACTATCTGTTTTTGGTTCTTCCATTAATGTATTCATAATTTTATGAGAAAGTGATGCAATATGTTTTGATATATTCTTACTAACTTTTACAGGAAAAGCAGCTAATGATTTACCATTCCAACTTTTATCATTAATAAATAAAGGAGGGTGAGCATCACCCCATTTTGGAGCAAAACCCCCTGTTAGTTTTGAAGGCATAGAAGCAAACCAACCATCATCTTCAGGAAGCTGTCTAAGTATTACAGCATCCATATCTAAAACGACACCTAAGATTTCTGAAGCAACTTTAAGTCTTACTGCATCCGATATATGAGCTATGCTATGACCATTTACTAAAGAGCTAAACGCTTGTTTAGATGGAAATATTTCATTTGCATTTTTTACTTTTATACCTTTAGGAATTTGACCATTATTAAATTCTTGATAAGAGTAAAGTGTAGTGTCATTATTAAATTTAATATGAGATCCTAAACTCAAAAGGTGGAATGGTGAGATATTTATTTTTTTACTCAACCATTTATTGTAATCATAATCAATTCTCTTATCATAACTACTCCAAAATAAAATATATTTATTATTCATATGTCTTATCAAATTGCTTTACATCTTTTACTTCAGGAAACCATAATGATTTTGTTTTATCTGTTATTTGCTGATTCAATAATTTTGAAAAACTCTTAACATCATCTTCATTTTTAAAAGATACTATAAGTTGTCTTGTCGGCATCTTATTCTCTTGATTAAATTCAGGCATATCAGTCCACTCTAATTCAGCATCTAGCTCATTTTTATCATCTTGATTTTCCCACACATCCAAACCCCACTCTGTAATTTTAATTGTATTCCATTCATTACCTAACATTGCCCAATCCCATTCTCCAAACCCTACATTATCTTTGACAATAAATTCTTTTTTTTGTTCTTCCGTAAGTCCTTCAGCTACTTCAATCCATATATCTTTAAGTCCTGCTTGTTTACTTGCTTTCAATCTCATATTCCCACCTAGCACTACCATATTCTCATCTACTACAATAGGTCTGAGCTTCAGCATTTCAGGAAACTCTTGTATTGATTTTACTAGCTTCATAAACTTATCGTTCTTAATGATTCGTGGATTACTTGGGTTGCTTTTTACTTTGTTTATTTTAACTTGTTGTTTCATAATATATTATAGAATTTTATGTTATTTGTTTAATAGTCTTCATTTATACCGCGTTCACCGATTAGCTTTTCTTTTGCTCCATCCCATAGCATATCACGTCTTTTGCTTAGTGATGGTTCTGTACGTCTAAGGCTAGGCATACCATCTTCAGGCTCACTATCCATATAAAGTCCACAGCCGCAAACAGCTTCTTTAGTCACCCAATCACCATCTACATAAATAATAGTAGCCTTATGGACTTCTTTTTCTTCTTTACCACATTTACAAGAGTATAAAGTCATTGTGCTAGTCCACCTGTTTTGACCTCACTTTTTTTGTAAAGTTTATCAAGTTCAAAGTGTAAATGATTAATAGCTTTATGTATATCTTGTTCCGCAGGATTCCCTTCTTTTTTTCCTGCTCTTAGTAGGTAGCTTACAGCCGTTCCTACATTGTAAGACAATTCAAAGTCTTCAACTACTTTCCTAGCTGAATAACCATATTTTTTTCCTGAGTAGTAGCTTGGCTCTGTTGTTGTTTTATAGTCTATTGGTATCGGCATCATTCATTTTTTTTAAGTTATTATATAATTTTTTGTTTTTATTTCCATTTAATTTATAGTCAATAAAGAAAAGACCTATGGCACTTACTATAAATACTAAAACTATCAATAAGACTATTTGCATTCTTCTAATAATTTTAATAATTGTTGGCTTGTGTAAATTC